TGTATATATCCTTCTGGCTCGACCCACATGTTATTACTGGACTCACGCATCATCTTTTTCCAAAGATTCCACCAACCCTTGCCGCCTCGATTTCGATTCTGCATGGTAATGATATACAAGTCGTAATGATTTATATCTATCAACGGCTTTACAATTCTCTCGTGATGTAGTTTATAAGACTCGACCATGTTGTGCCTACTGCATCTAAATTCAGGAAACAGGTAAAGTCGATTGGCCATGCGGGCGACATTATTTGGAAATTTTCCGTTGTTATAAACACCTGCCATGATGATAGGTTTGTCAGTGGCCTTTTGGTAAACAACCACGTACCCGCTGTGATCTTTTATGATGAGTTTTTCTTTTGTATAGTTTTGTCGCAGCCAGTTATCTTCTTCCAAGCAAATAGATCTTACTCGTTCGAATTCATCACAGGTATCATGATAGATAACATGGTATGTGTTTTCGTATGAAAAAACGCTCAAACTATATCCCTTATATTGGTGTGGTCGGTAGGATTCGAACCTACAAAGCGATGTCTAAGACGTTGCCCTTACCCAAATGCGTTTCACAACGGACCGGAGGTATGCCATTCCACTCACGACCACTCATACAGTATATAACCGTAAACGCAAAAGGTCAAGCATTTTGTAGTTAAATACTGTCAGAATATGACGCACGACTTTACCAAGATACCTTTTGACCGCATAGTAAGATTTGGACAACGTACCATGCTGGACAGGCCACTGTTTAGTATCAGTTGGATTCTGGGACGCTTCTGTAACTACAACTGTTCATACTGCTGGCCGTATGCCCGCAGTGATAAAATTGATTATCAACCATTTGAAGTATATACCAATGCCATAGATGAAATCAAATCACAGGCACGGGCTAATGGATTCAATGAGTTTCACTGGAGTTTCTCAGGCGGGGAGCCTACTGCTTATAAACAGCTGCCCCAACTCATGCGGTATATGCAAGACGATCTTCAAAGTCCGTACCAGAGCATACACATGACCACTAATCTTTCACCCGGATCTAAGTGGTGGAACACATGGTGTGCCAACACAGACATGGTACAACGTCGCAGTATCACAGCCAGCTTTCATGCAGAATTTGCCAAGGAGCAGGAGTTCGGAGACAAATGCCTGCAATTGATCTACGAGCGAGTACATGTCACAATAAATCAAGTAATGGTGCCTGACCAATTTTGGTCTTTGTATGAACGCTGCCAACGATTCCATGCTCGTGGAATTAATGTGACACTGAAACCTCAGAGTGATCCTACTGCCAGCGGCATTGTTCAAGGATACACTGATGAAATGATACACATCATGCAGACAGGGTTTCCACAGCAGTCAATAGACGGAGAACTTTATCAAATAGCTTTATATGATGACACCGGCGCAGAATATCTTTTTGATCAAGCAGAGAGATTTAATGCATTTGGATTTAATAAGTTTCAAGAATGGACTTGCAATAGCGGATATCAAAGTGTTATAATAAGAAGTAACGAAGTGAAACGATCGTATAGCTGTCACGATCAGCCCTTGGGAACATTGACTCAGGGATTTAAATTGTTTAATAGTCCACAGAATTGTGAGACTGCCAATTGCGTGAGTTCGGCAGATTCTAAGATCCCAAAATGGAAAAATATACATTTTGCAAACAACAATGAAAAGAATAAATCTATCTAATGATACTGTGGTAGACATACCAGATGGCCCTATTGGTATCAGTTGCTCTGGCGGCGTAGATAGTTCTCTATTGCTGTACATCCTTATGGCAAATTGCACAGACACTATACACGTTTTTACTCTCTCAAACGACCGCAAGGGTCGGGCCAATGCAGTTATAGTTCCTAAAGTTATTGAACGATGCATTCAGCTCACTGGTAATTTAAATGTCATACAACATTCTTATTATGCAGCAGATCAAATAGAAAATACATTGTTTGATGTTCCGCGTGAGTATCTAAAAAACAAAACTATCAACTGCATCTTTTTTGCAATCACGGCAAACCCACCCGCTGACGTGGTCTTTGCTGCACAAGGTTCAGAGCACAGTAATAGAGATCCGCTGACAATCAAAAAAGAAATCGAACACAACGGGTTTCTGTACCAACCGTTTGTAAACAAAGATAAAAAAACGATTGCAGAAATTTATAAACAATTGAATTTAATGGAAGCACTATTTCCTGTAACACGTAGCTGTGAACAGGTAGGGAAATTAGAGTACTACGACCATTGCGGCAAATGTTGGTGGTGTGAAGAAAGACAATGGGGGTTTGGTCGTGTCTGATAAAGTTAAAAAATTTATTGAAATAGTAGAAAAGAAAACAGGTACTTCTACTTTTTGTGTGTTACCATGGATACACGTAGCCACACGCCCCAACGGCGATGCGAGATTGTGCTGTGGATCAAACGCCAGTCAGGCCACTAACGGCATCATGGACGCAGGCCTAGTAAAGAAAGAAGACGGTATTCCTGCAAATTTTGGCAAAGAGACCCTGCAGAGTGCATGGAATAACAAGTACATGCGAACAGTTAGAACTACCATGCTTGATGGAAATATTCCATCTAGTTGCTCTAAGTGTTTTGAAGAAGAATCAAAAGGTATTGTTAGCAAGCGTGTGTGGGAAACCTACTACTGGCACGAAGAAGGCACCGACCTTGCACAGTTAGTCAGAGATACAGAAGCCAACGGAGTAGTTCCACCGATGATACGGTATCTCGATCTGCGACTTGGTCATAACTGCAACTTAAAATGTGTAATGTGTACTCCGCACGACAGCAGTAGATGGACGCAAGACTACGACAAACTGATCTCTAAAACAAAGAGTCCTATAATTCTACAACAGATTAATTGGGACAAAGACACGTTTGATAACCAATGGTATGAAAAGCCGGAGCTCTGGGAAGAAATTTTTCAGCAGATTCCTAACATACAACAATTGTATTTTGCTGGCGGCGAGCCTTTGATGATCAAAGAGCATAGAAAGTTCTTAGAGGAGATCATTCGCAGAGGACATGCTGGCAATATCACAGTCCGATACAATTCCAACGGTGTGTTGGTTGACGATGACATCATTGAAATATGGTCTAAGTTTCGAGAAGTTAGGTTTGCTTTCAGTATAGACGCTGTAGGTGATCGTAATCACTACATTCGATATCCTGTGAGTTGGGCAGAAACTGAAGCGGCATTAGAAAAACTCGATAATACACCAGACAATATCAAAGTAGGCATTGCCTGCGCTGTGCAAATTTTCAATATCAAACATATCATAGACTTTGCCAAATGGAAAATACAAAAGAACTTTAAGAAAATAAACTTCTTTGAAGTATTTGGGATTCAAGCCGGCGGCGGCCTACTAAACATGCATATGCTTTATATTCCTACCTTTCTTTCAGCACGTATTCTTTCTAAAGAAGATAAGATACAGTTGAGAAAAGATTTTGAGGAATTCAAACAATGGTTGTGGGACAACTATAGACAGGATGACGACTTCTGGAAACACAATCCCAATGGGTGGAATCGTTGGGAAAGTATTTTAAAATTTGTAGAGGCTGAAGACCATACACAGCTGTTGCCGGATTTTAAAGAATATGTCAATAATCTAGACGGTATACGACAAACAAACGCCAAAGAGGTATTTCCGGAATTGGCACATTTACTATGATGATTGATACAGAACATTTACATCATTGGATGCAGGCCATACGGCAAAGTCCAGACCCTATGCGTACCATGGATGCTTTTTGGTCTGGGCAACTCAAGAGCAAAGAATGGCTGATTACAAACCTACGTAAGAATGTCAACAAATTTGTTAGTATAGATATCCACGGTGGGTGGGTAGGAGTATTGGCCAGTATGTTGTTTCAAAGCGATATCTATATTACAAATATTCGCAGTGTTGACATTGACCCTACATGTGAACCTATTGCCACAATGATGAATAAGAAAGAGGAAATGGCTGGCAAATTCCGTGCAGTGACCGCAGACATGTGTGCCATTCGCAGTGATGCTGACGTTGTTATCAACACCAGCTGCGAACATATCACACAGGAACAATATGATCTTTGGTTAAGCGGCATGCCTTATAATACTTTATTGGTGTTACAGAGTAACAATTACGATATTCTAGAACATGTAAGAATTGCCAACGACCTCGACGAGTTTAAAACACAGTCTAAAATCAATGTGTTATGGGCAGGCGAATTAGAATTACCTCTATACAAAAGATTTATGATTATAGGACGCAATGTTTAAGTTTAACGAATTAAAAACAGTTCATTTAGAGATCAGCACACGTTGCCAAGCAGCCTGTCCTATGTGTCCTCGCAACTATAAAGGTGGATTAGAGAATCCCAACTTAAAGATAGCTGACTGGACCTATGACGACTTTGTAACGATCTTTGATAAAGAGACGTTGGCACAGTTAGAAGGAGTGTACTTCTGTGGTAACTTCGGAGATCCTATGATGAATAACGATCTCATCCCAATGTGTCAGTATCTCAAAGATAATGCTCCACATATTGATTTAAGAATTCACACCAACGGCGGCGCAAGAAGTGCAGTTTGGTGGAATGATTTATATTCCGCAATGCCGGAAAAACATGTTGTGGTGTTTGCGCT